TTTTACTTCTTCTTTTACTTCTTCTGTTGTTTCTTGCTCTTTTTTTTCAACTTCTTGCTCAACAACTTCTTCTTTGACCTCTTCTTTAGGTTCTTCTTTTTTACTCTTAGATAGATTTATTTTAAAATCTACGTCATTTGAATTATCTTCAATGACTTTTGCTGTGATTTCTTCACTCATAATAAATTAAATTAAATTTTATACAAAAATACTAATATTTATAGCACGTTTTTTTGATTCATATTTTGTAAAAGATTTGCCATAGGATCTACCTGTTCTTCTTCTTGTTCCTCGAAGTTAGTAGGTGGCAAATTTTCTTTTCTTTGAGCAATCATTTTACTTTGCTGTGTAGCTTGTTTTTCTGTTCTTTGGTCTTTTCTATCTTCTTTAAAACTCTCTTTATTTTGAAAATTTTCTGAATCCATTTGTTTTAACTGAAACTCAAACTGATATTTTAATTGAAGCATTTGTTTTTGTATTTCTGCTTCTTGTTTTATTTTTTGTAAATCTAACTGACTTTTTAATTGTTCAAGTTGAGATTCTCCTTGTAGTTTCATTTGAGATTCCTGCATTCTAGACTGAGAAGCAGCTTGAGCTGACTGTACATTAGATTGAGTTTGCATTTGAATAGTAGATTGTTGTTTCTTCATATCCTCTTGCTCTTTTCTCTGTTTTTTTATTTTAAGCAGAGTGTTAGCTAATGTTAAGTTATTTACCTGTCTAATATCTATAGCATCGTCTAAATCTATTTTCTGTGCTTGAATAGATTGTTGTATGTTTTGTTCTAATAATGCTTTTTCTTCTTCATCTGGCTCTAATTCTATAAAAATACCAAAGTCATGTAAATGTAAGTCTCTAATATCATTTAGTATCTTTAAGTTGTTTTTACCTATCATTTTTGCAAAATCATCTGCAAACTCAGAAAACTGTAATATATCTGATAATCTATAAGATAATGCTTGACATAGCTTTCTAGTAATAAATAATCCTGATTGTACTATATGTTTTGTTGCAGTATTACTGTTCAAAGCAGCAAGCTTTTGAATACCTACTAAAGCATATTGATCAGGAGCACTTCCATCTCTAGCTTCATTAACACCAGTCACAGCTCTTATCATACCAAGCTGATAATTGTACATATTTATTAAACTTGCAATTTTAGCGTTTGAACCAGAGCTTGTCAATTCTTGAATTGGAACTCTTGCATTATTAAACTCTCCGTCTTCAGTATAACTTCTTCCTATAACTGAACCAGTTTGAAAATACATGGATAATGCTTCTGAAGGATTATAAGAAGCTCCATTTCCTAAATCAACACTATTTAATCCGTCTGCATCTATAAATACACCATCAGGTATCATTTTAGACACTACTTGCTGTAGTTTTAAATGAACAAGCTGTATTTGATCTGCAAAAGGAATCATTCTTTTCACTAAAGAATCTATTTTTCCTTTAGACATTTTTATAGCGTTTACTATATACGGAGCAATAGTTTTTTGAAATGAAGATTTAGGTCTAACCATATTCTTCATTACTTCCCATTTTAATATTGTGTTTGTTCCTAAAACCATTACACCTTCATACCATACATCTATTCTTCTAGAAACTTTTTTAAATCTTGCTTGTTCAGTTTTTGGTGGATTAAAAGAACCATCTTTTTTAATTGCTTTTTTTCCTCCGTTATTACCATCTTTTATTTTATAAACTATTTCGCTATCCGTTTTATAAGAAAAATATAATAAAGAAACACTAGATTTATCAAGGCCACTTTGTGAAGTTAAGTTTTGAGTGCTTCTATATCCATCATATCTAGAAGCAGTTTTAACAATTTGTTCTAACTCTTCTTGTTCTAAATAAGGATTTATTTTTTTTAATTCAGAGGCGTGTACAGATTTTACTTCTCCAAAATAATAACAATCTCTAAAGTTTGGATCTTCTGTAGGAGAGTAAACAAAATTAACTGGGTCTACATAATCAACTTTTACACCATCATGCATATCAAAATTGTGTTTTAAAACTGATATACCTAAAACAACATTATCCTCGTCTATTCTTCTTTTAGTTTCTTCATAATCATTTATTTCAAGTAAGGTTTTTAAAGCAGTCTCTTGAGCAACCTCAACACCTTGCTTGTATCTTAAATTCATATAAAGATCAAGTTCTTCGTCAGACTTAGGGACTACAGCTTCATCAAAATTGAAAGCATTTACTCCTGTATTGTCTTTTATAATTTTTAAAGGCTCGTAAGCGATCATGTCAGCTCTTAATTCATTTCTAAAATTGTCTCTTTCTATTGTAGAAAATTGATCTACAGCTTCAGCTTTAATATCGTATAATCTATTAGATATACCATTGACTACTATGTCAACAAATTTAGGAATAATTGGAACTGGTGTCCAATCTAAATTAAGATAAGAAAGATCTCCGTTTATAGATAATTCATTCTTATATTTTTCTACAGGCTGTTCTCCCCTTGCATATAATCGTCTAGTTAAAAACTCCGATCTTATCTCTCCATACAGAGAACTTCCGTGATCTCTTGAAAACCATTCAGACTCTATTGCTCTACCTACACGAAGGCCATATTCTAAACTAGCTTTTTCTTCATCTGGTGCAAATTGATTTGGAAACCCACTCCCAGAATTGAACTTTGGTTTGTTTATCATGTTTATTTTATAATTTCGCTAACAGAACCTTTGTTGCTGTATTTTGCAAAGTTAACATTTATTTGATTATGTTTTTGTATGTTTGTCCGTTGCTTACTCTGGTTTGCCATAATAGCAAAGCCTGAGCTAACTGTAGCATCAAATCTCGTTCTATTATTAATGTCATAATTAGCCCAATCAAGTAAAGTCCTGTTAAAATACAAGTTACCACAAGAGCCATAATCTAAATTATCTATATCATTTATAACCCCAACATGGTTTTCTATATAACCCTCTATAGCTTCTGCATGCACAGATATGACTGCTTGAGAAGATGGTATACCTCCTAATTCTTTCTCTGATTTAGATAAATTGTTTCTATGTTTATCAGGCCTGTTTAATGAAAACCTTCTATATCCTCTATCTTTTAAATAGTATAAAAGCCTGGGTTTATTGTTTTCAACAAGTATAGGCATGCCATAAAAATGTAATGCCATTAAAACATCTTCATAAAATATTTCTGCAGTTGGTGGTCTAGATATGTATTCTAAAAAAAAACTGTTAGTTGGACCGTCGTCCATGTGAAACTTAGTCATACCATGTAAAGCTCCTTTAGACCCTCCTCCTCCAACAGTTCCTGATATATCATAAGAGTCACAACCAAAAGAGCCCATGTGCGCATTACCTGGGATTTTTAAACTTCCTTTTTGAATTACATTATTCATTACACTGCTTGAAGGTATCCATGATACAAAAAACCTACCCTTATTGTCTGGCGCCCATATAACTTCGGTATCTCTTTGTCCATTTTTCCAATAGAAATTACCTCTATATATATTACTTTTAATTGCAAAAGAATCATTATAATCTATTTGTTCATATATCTTACTCAGATTAAATATTGTATTTTTTGATTCATCTCTAAAAGCATGTGATTCTGTTTTTGGAAACTGTCTATAAAACTCGTTTAAAGCATCTGAATCGTTTTTAAGACCTTCTACTTCATTATCCCAACTATCTAATACTCCTGTGTCAATAATATCTCCATGAGCGTCATACACTTCTTTTTCTGGATGATCAAAAACAGGATACCCATACTCATCTATGTAACCTTCAAAATTCCATTCCATTGGAATAAATAAACTATATAATCCAGATTGCGTCTGACCATTTTTATTTCTTTCAGAAACATCTGAATTATTATAAAGTTTTTTGAAGTTCTCTCCTCCTTTATCTAAAGCATTAGATGTGGAGCCCATCATACATTTACCTATTACTTTCGATCCAAGTCTAAGCGTTGTTTTTGTGACTCTCCAGTTGTTGAGAATGTTTTCAGGTTTCTCCCACTTTCCAGCTTCATCGTGGACAAGAAGGGTGAGTTTCTCTCCATCATAGGAGTTGTTTCCGGTATTTTTCCAGTCGATAGTGGTGTCAAGTCCGACCATTTCTTGAACCTTGGTGTTAGACTCGAGTCTCTTTCGTGTAAATTTCGAAGCGGGTACTCTGTACGCGAGTTCTGTCTTGGGGCGATCCATACCGTCTTGGATGGGTCTGAAAAAGAATGGATAATTGATCGATATTGGTACCACCTTATCTGTGAACATTTTCTTCGCATCGGCTCCAGATTTGGACAATATTCCGTACCGTGCATCGGAAGATATGGTAGCCAAGTTAACTGTCTCCGCGGATGCCATAAACGAAAAACCTGAACGTCTATTCTTGAGATAGCACATTCCGTAACACCTTGAATCTGCTTTACACGCTTCCCAATAAATAAAGAATAATCTATTGGCTTCTCTAAACTCTGGCTTCCCAACATCAATCTTGGTCCACTGCAAGTACATATAGTGAGAGCCAGTGATATAAGTAGGAACACTTTTATTATAAAACCAATAACCTTCTTCACGTTTTTTAAATTCATTATCTATGTAGTTATGCCAATTATTTTTAAAATCATCAGGTAAATCTCTCCAATCAAATATATTGTTAATTCTTTTTAATTCTTTTGGATATTCATGTCTAACCCATTTTTTTGTTTTTGCTACACTTTCTTCTTTAGGTAATGCAATAATCAAGCCTTGTATTGAATAGATTTCTCCTATTCTTCCTGTTTTGCTTATTATAACTAAATCATATTCTTTATCATAGCCATATTTCCATGACTTAGATTTGTTTTTTGATTTTAAAACCTTAGCAGGAATTATATCTTTTAATACAGAATATAAAGTTTGCTCATACATTACTTCGATCTTCTTTCAGCAAAACCACTAAAAGTTTTGTTCTCTTTTTCTAATGGTTTATTCTCAATATAACTATTTTCTTCTTCTATTCTTGTAAGGATTTCAAAAGCATCAAATATTGCTAACTTTTTGGTAGCTGCTGCATTTTTCAATCTATCTGCAGCTAATTCATCTTCTGGATCTGGTTTTATAATTTCCTCTTCTGCAACTCTAATAAGCTGTAAAACAGCTTGATGACCAGCTTTAATTATTCTTTTTTTTATATCATTTATATCTTTCATAATTAATCTAAAACGGTACAAATATCAATAGCTCTCATTCTATACAAGGTTTCATTATTTATTTGAAACTCATACTCACTGTCCTTAGTAAAATTAACTTTATCTCCTTTTTTTACCCCTATTTTATTAAGAGTATTGTTTGAATATTTAATAATACCTGTATTTGTTTCTGCACCTTCTTCATAAAGATAAGAATTTTCTTTATCAACAGGTTTTACAAAACAATATTCCCCTACAGTATTCCATTGTTCACAATCATGATACAAATAAAACTGATATGGGTCGATAAAATATATATTGTTTTTAAAGTAATTAGGAGATTTTCTAGGTCTTCCCTTCATGTCATAATAAATACGAAAAATATTATGATGAACAATTAATGTATCTCCAGGTTTAATTTTTCCTTTATAAGTATAAGGACATTGTATTACTTCAGCAAACCTATTTACATTGATGTGGTTTTCTACAGTAGAGTTTATAATTATTTTTTCTCCTGCTAATTCTATCTCATTATTATAAGCTTCTCCTTTTGGTTTTATAAGGAAAAAAAATGGAGATTTCATTAGAAGTTTATATTATACTCAATAGATACAGGTATGTTTTTATTAAACTCTTTCCATGCAAAAACCTCGTCTCCTTTTTGTATCCATACAACAAAAGATTCAGTTTCTTTTTTGTAATCTATTAAGTGTATTGTATGAGTTCCGTTAAGAATATATTGACCTACTATATAGTGCATAGCACTAGACTTATAGTCTGCCCCAATAGAAATCTTACGGATTTCCATAATTATTTTTCTGTAACTTCTTGTTTGTCTTCTATAGGCTCGTAAGTTCCGTCTTGAATGTTTACAGATACCTTGCCATATTTTTCTTCTAGTTTAGCTTGAAATTTACTTAGGTCACTTTGAAGTTCTAAACCTTGATGTAGAAGTCCGTGTTTTTGTAACTCCATGTTACCTATCTGTAACGCTACTTGATTAATTTTTGAAACACCTGATTGTAATTCCTCTAAGTGTTCTTCAGAGATTTTGTTTTCTGCCATTTTATTTAATTTAATTATTATTTATTTTTTATACGTCTGTATACCCATCATATTCATCTAAAGTTTTTAGATGTGTGTAAGCTTGTATCACAGCATTATCGGCATCAGCACTAACATCCCCAACAAAATTAAATCCTTTAGATATAATATAATCATGTGGGTTTGCTGTTTTAGCAGCGGCGTCCTTGTATATTTTTACTTCACCGTTACAATTTATTATAGAACTGTAAATAGTTTCGTATACAGCCTCTTGATCTATAGTACCGTCAGAATTATATGTAGCAGCAGAGACTAAGTTTTGTGATGAATTGATAGATTTATTTGTTTGAACATATGAAATCATAACATATGCTTCTGATAAAACTATTCCTTTAAATGTATAACTGCCTTGTAATGCCATAACTAATATTTTTTACAAATATACTAATAATTATTTATATTATCATAGGCTTTTCGTGACCTACAACTACATCTAGGTGTGCGTGTATTGGAATATTTGCTTTAGACAGGTTTTGACAAAAGCTTAAAGTTTCTGATAGCATACCACTTTCTCCTGGAACACTGAAGTAAGGAAAAGGCATTTCTTCATATACCCCATTTTTAATAAGCATAAAACCCATAGCTGCAAAAGAAACCTCTATAACGCCTGAATTGTTTTGTAGGTAATCCACGTCTATTCTTTTGTTATTAAGATCATAACAGCCGTAAACATTAGAGCTTTCTATTCTATACAAACCTGTTATAACTTGTTTTTTCGCATCTAATAATTTCTGAAAATGTAAAGGGTTAAATACCATATCAGAATCAATCCACATTATATAATCATAAGTAGTTTCACTAAATGGATTCAAGCAAATGTTACAAGTACTTTCAGGGTTTATCATAAGACAGGAATATCTAGCTAAATGTACAATAGAAACATATCCATTACTAAGTTCTGCTTGAATATTATTTTTATGACAATACTTTAAAAGTCTTGTCCATGAAGTTAAAAAGTTATTACTGAAATTTCTTCCAGGTATGCAAAATATTATTTTCATTCAATTTAATTTAACACGTTTGTGGGTAACCTGTATCCACAATACCTTGATTTGTTGATATTTTTATATATGTTCTGTTGCCATTACCACTTGATGATGGGGGTATTGTATAATATCCTGCTGCTAGCACACTTGTACCTGCACTGTCAGAATAACAGGTGTCTCCTGCCGTTGGATAAGTACCTGAACCGTCATGATAGTAAGTTTGATTCATTGTATTTAAAGTACCATTAAAATTACAATTTGCTAAAAACACACCCATTAAAGATGAACTGTATGATGTTATCGGATTACAAGCTGTGAGGTTTGAAACAACACCAGATGAATTAACTTCAAAGACTGCATCGTTACCTGTAGAGCTCCCTGTTTCTGTAGATGAACTACCACTGATAGTGTAATTATACCAAGTAGAACCTAATCTCATATGAGAAAAATTAGAACCATCTAAAACCGCTGACGGCATTTGAAAATTTCCATACTCAAAATATAAAGTTGTTCCGTTTGCTAAAGTCCCTCTCCACATAATATGAGAGCATGTTCCTTGTAAAGTTGTGTCAGCACATGCGTTTGCTTGAGAAGTATGCCCTAAATTACTAGTTCCATTAGAATTATAATAAATAACTCCAGATGCATAATAATCAGCAGAATGCCAATCTGTTCCATTCCCACCTAATACTGCAGCATCGTGGTCATAAGAATACCATTCTGAAAAAGAGTGTGGTGTATCTAAATCCGGATGAGATGAAGAACCAAAGTTTGTTGAATCATAAGAATTACCAGAACCGTTAGTGTTTCCACCATTTACTAAGTCGTACATTGATATAGGGTTTGTTATACCACTACTTGAAGAATAGTCATCGTGAACCTTTTCTTTAGATAATCCTAGCATTGATAATGTTCCACTACCCGGTACTGCCATTATTTATTTTTTAATTGTTTTTTTAAACTGTCAACCTCTGCTTTCAATTCTTTAATAGCTTCGATAAATACACCAGCCATGTTCCCATAAGCAACTGAATACCTATCATTATCATCTAATTGAACAACCTCAGGCAACACTTCTAAAACCTCTTGTGCTATAACACCAATTTTTTTAGATTTATCCTTTATGTCATTTCTATTATAGCTAACACCTCTAAGTTTACTTACTTTATCTAATGCACTATCAATAGTTTCAATATTTTCTTTTACTCTAGCATCTGAAAAAGCAATAACATCACTTGTTGCCCTTATATCACCAGCAACATCAAGTTTATATGATGGGTTATTACCATCACCAATTCTTATGTTAGCGGCATTGCTAATATTTATTGCTGGAGTTGAGCCAGAGGTTACGTTTGAACTAGAACCATTAACGTAAATTCGCATTCCCCAAGAATAATCATAAAATATACCTGCCCATTTTGAATTGTTACTATTAAAAGTATAGCCAGGATAAGTTGCTTTTGCCCTAACAACTTCACCCCAGCCACCATTTAATATAGTAGCTCCATTTACTTCAAGCGTACCATAATGATCTAAAGTCATTTTAGCAGTTGACCAATTATTAGAACCACTTTTAGATGTGTAAAATCTTATAGAATGATTTTCACTAGCTGTATTACCAATGGTTCGCCAATGACCAGCATACATTTCTAAATCATTTCCATAGGTTCTAATCATTCCATGATAATTGCCGCTAATTCCTAAACCTAATGATGGATAGTTTCCAAAACCATTAACCCTAATTCCATCAGTACCATTTGAACCGCCAGAACCTTGATAAACATGAACATAAGCATCTGGTGATTCAGTGTTAAATCCAGCTCTATATCTAAAAAATACATTACCATTTTGTTTTAGAGCCAATATATTAGTTGATACACCTGTATAACTTGGTGATGCCGCTTGAGGATAAAAATTTAAGTCATAAGATGAGCCACTATTTCTAGCTGATATGTCCCACCTAATTGCTCCATTTACATCAAAAAATAATTCAGATGCACTATCGCCAATACTTCTTAATCTTGTTGTGCTTCGCCCAGAATCGGCTTGATTTATAAAACCAGATGTCGCATCAGTTCCATAAGAACCACCACTATATTTTAGGTGTAATGGTGAGATTGGTGATGCACTATTTAAACCAACGTGCCTATATTCAGATACAGAAATTGCGGCATCTGCTAAAGTTGCTGCACCAGAACCAGTTTGTGGTCCATTTAAAATGTGTACTTTACCTTGAGCATTTCCTTCTGTTAAATCTGTTCTTTCAAATACAATAGCTGATTTTCTATAATTTTGATTTCCTTTTTCGAAATATCCAAAGTGTATGCCTTGATAATACCCAGAACCATAAGTACCACCAAAAGAAACTTTTTGATTATTACCAGTTCCTTGATATACATCTAGTGTTGACTGTGGGTTATTTGTTTTTATACCAACCGAGTAAGTTGAAAATGTTGCTACTTGTTGCCCACCAATTTCAATATCCAATGGTTTATAACCAGCACTCGCCCTATAACTACCAGCAATTTTATGCCTACCACTTACACTTCCTAATGCTAATACTGAATCATTATCTTGTGATTCAATGTTAATACCACCCCATGTGCTATTAGTTTTTTGTTTTAATGCAAATGTTGGTGTAAAACCACCAGCTGTAATGCTAGTTAGATTTAATCCAAAAGTTCCATCACCAAATAAAATCATTCTATAACTTGCGGCTGTTTTATCATACCAATTTAAACTCCCAGCAGTTCCTGAAAACATAATGTGATTATGACCACCGCTAGCAGTATTATTTAAATATAAACTTGCAACATTACTATTTGAAACTGCAAGTGTTGTTTCAGTACCAGATATTTGATTAAAAGGAGTTGTATGGTTAATTCCAACATTACCAGAGCCACTAATATACACATCACTAATTGAATTGTTATGCCTATTAAAATAAAAACCACTTGTACCACCAGTTAAAATTAAAGCATCTCCATTTCTTCTTATTGAATATCCATGTCTATATGGTGAATCAACAAAATCTAAACTTTCATTTATCGTAACATTCCCAGTATTATCAATAGTTACTCTGTTATAAGTTGAACTGACACCAGTTTGAAAAAACAAAGAACCAGCACCAGCACTGCCAATATAAGTATTGCCACCACTTTGTCCAATGTAAGAAAATGAATCTGTCTCATCGGTTTCAGTTAATTTTAATACTGGTTTCGATCCTAAAACGTTTAATACTGGTGATGCGGTAGAAGAAAATCCAGCACCTGATGGTGCGCCACCAATACCAACACTTCCATAAAATTCAGAAACGCCATCTGCTTTTATTCTTAATCTCTCTAAATCATTAGTGTAAAAGCTAGTAAAAGCATCAGTTTCAATATTCCATAAATAAGATTGATTTGCATTATCATCATATGCCCAATATGCTCTATCGACTGAACAATCGCTACTTTTTAAAACAAGTTCACCAGCGGCTTTTATACTACCGCATGATGTAAAGCCACCAGCACTTGTTATTGAACCTTCAACATTTAATGAGTTTGCATCAACAGCAGTTGCATCATAATTTGCACCAATGGTAACACCACCATCAATGTGTAATTTTTTACCAGATACATTTGAACCGCCACCACCAATAGAAAAAGTGCCATGTGTACCATTGTAAAATATATTATCATTTATTGAGTTACCATCATTAAAACTAATACCACACCATGTGTCTGTGCTGGTTAAATATATTTGAGCATCTGATGTTGTATTAACAAACAAGCCACCTTGTACAACTTCAACATTACCATTACTTAACAAATTCAAAGTGTTTGTCATAATAGCACCAGTTTTTAAATACAAGTTTCTGGCATTTATTGATAAATCTCTATATCTTTGACTAGAACCATGACCACCAAAAGAATCGATATAACTACTATCGCCATTGTATTCAATATATAATCGACCACCAGCCGCATTGCCGCCACCTAATCTTATATGTGCTGATGTAGTTGTATCTATACCAACTTGAAAGCTAAAACCAGAGTTGTTAAATCTTCCTTTATTAGTAGCACCAGCATTAAATAATAATGCACCAGCGGCTTGTATTTGAAGATCATCTGTTGATGTGCCAGTATATATATATCCCTTATGACCAGCATTATTTTCTAAAACTATACTTGAGCCAGATGATTGTAATGTATTTTTAATATGTAAACCTAAAAAATTAGTTCCAGCAGTAGCGATGGAATTAGTTCCAATTCCTAAGCCGCCACCCAATAAATAAGAATCATTTGCAGAATCAATTTTAGCTTTAATAACACCACCAGCATTGGCATATAAAAATCCGTTATCAGTTGATGACCAAGTAATTCCGCCTATTGGATTGCCAGTTGTACCAGCATCAATTCTTATAAAATCAGAAAATCTAGTAGCTTGATTAATTTCAATAGTTCCACTATTCGGAACTGACATCCAATTATAGCCAGTTCCAGTTACATCAACAGTTGTTCCGCTTTTATAAAATCTTGTTCCAAAACTTGAATCATATCCAATACCAGCAGTACTCGGATCGTAACCATCGCCATCAGCAGTACTTTTAAAAACTATAACTGGATAAACAGAGGATAAAAGTGCAGTTCTTCGCCAACCACCACTCATTGTAACACCATCATTTAATTCTAATCGACCACTGAATATCCCATTACCAGTTGAGGTTATATCACCATTTTGTCCAAACTTAACGACCATTGAACCTACTGCATTATAAGCTGGTGTTCCAGCTCTTGAATAAAACATCAAATCATGTGATGAACTACTATCTCTGGCTGAAATATCCCAAGCTATACCACCATCAATATCAAAAAACAATTCGGCTGGTGAATCTGTTATACTTCTAATTCTTTGCGTACCTCGACCAGTTGTTGCTTCATTAATAAATCCACTTGTTGAATCACCACCATAATTACCACCAGAATATTTAATATGAAACTTAGAAACTGGATCTATATTTATTCCTACTCGCTGGTTTGTGTTATCTATATATAAAGGAAGTGGAACATCGTTTGATCTTCCTGCGCCAAATATTTTTATTAATCCATTACTTGCATGAGATTTTATTACTACTGCAATTTTTTGTATAAGCTGTCCAGCAGTTGCTGGTTTTGTTGCGGTAAATCCACCTGCATTACCTACATATAACTCGTCTCCAATAGAAAAACTTGAAGTGTCAAATCCACTGACTGCACCCATCATTACCGCCGCTCCTTCTGCTTCATCCGCAATAGTTTCATTTAAAACTCCAATAGCTGGCATTGCACTAGCTGTATCATAATCAGCCGCAATAACTTCAATAACATTTCCACTCGGTGGTGATGCTGTTGGTGCTGCATGAACTACTACTCCTTTTGCAAGTGAACCACCGCTTACATTTTTAACAGTAACCTCTATTCTTTCTGCTTTGTCTGAACTAGAATCAATCCATTCCGTGCCTGTTCCTGTAGAAGATAATACTTGGCCCGAAGATCCAGCTGCTGCGCTTCCGTCATATAATTCGTTGGATATTTTTATACCCTGTTCGGCATCTATTTGGGACTTAAATTTTTGCGACATAAAACTTTGCTTTGTGCAAAGATACTAAATTATCCAATCTTCTTGATCAAGACTCTGTAATCACCGTCTGTAACTGAAGCTGCAAAAGCAACCGTAATAGTATTTACTGTAGCTCTTGTTATATCAACGAATATAGTATCATAATTTGAAGTATGGTACACCTCAACCATAACATCTCTGCTATTTAAAGAATGTGTGACAGTATAGGTGTTTGTGGCCTTAGCAACATTACTATCTGAAGCATCTAAGGCAACAACAAACTCCCTATCTGTAGGAACTTCAATAGTCTTTGAAACTAATCCTGTAACGTGTCCGTATGTGTCTAGAGTTACATCCTGAATAACTGCATTACCTGAGTTATCTACTGAAGCTTGAGACGAGGTGTCATCATGATTAATTGTTATTGTATCTGAATTAGCTGTTGCTTCTGTAGTTATAGCATTACCACCCGCTATAGTTAGTGTGTCTGTAGCACTATCTGCAACGGCACTATTAGTATCTCCAGAAACTGTTTTAAATGCGTTTAATACAACTGTACCTGACTCATTTGGTAGTGATATAGTTCTGTCTGCCGTAGGATCTATAACAGTTAGTTTTGTTTCAAAGTCATCGGCTGTTGTTCCCTCAAACAATATTGTACTGTTTTCTACAACCTGTACCGTTTCATCTAATATAGTTTGTGTCCCATCTACAACTAAGTTCTTAACTGTTAGGGTTTGTGAGTTAGGATTATAAGAAAGTTTATCAGCTGCACTACCGTCTATATTTAAAGCAACATCTCCTGCTGCTGAAACAAATGTTGGATAGTATGCTGCATCTGTAGTTATTGCAGTGACATCTACACTATCGTTTTCTGGTATAGTAATATTAGTAGTTGTAACTTCTGTAATGTGACCCCTAGCGTTTGAAGTAACTCCAGTTATAACATCAAAATTAGCTCCGAAATCAGGAGTCAATGCAGTTGCTGTAGTATTAGTTCTTGTTACATCACTGTGGTTGATTGTTATTGTATCTGTATCGCTTCCTACCGATGCTAATTCAGTCCCACCTGCAATAGTTAGTGTATTACCATCTGATATTGTTTGGTTATCACCTGAATCTCCTGCTACAATAAAATCTTTTATAAACCTTCCGTCTATATCTACTGTGTATGTTTCTCCTGAACTGGTTGTAAATGTAATTACACCATTAGCGGTGCTAAAAGAAGCAGAGACAGTTGCATCAGCAACTACCCATCCAGTTCCATCGTAATACTTTAATTTATTATCTGATGCTGTAGAATCTAAATAAATCTGACCTTTTCCTGCTGTAGGAGCTGATGAGGTTACATGTAATTTAGCATTTAATAACTGATTGTCATCAAGGTTAATATTATTTAAAAACGGTATAGCCATAATCTTTTAGTTTAAATACACTTTACCAGATTCATCTCCAGCAAAACTTATTGTTAAATTATTATTATCAACATATGTCACATCTCCGTAGCCCTTCTGCCCTGTTGACAAAACTATAGTCGCTGCTGGAAACTTATTCATATTATGATTTATTGTCCAAGGATTTTGCGCAATACTAATGGTTTGAGAAAAAAACTTGTCGTTACTAGCAGCAACATCATACTGAAGCAAATATACTAAATATTCCTCTTCGTCTTCGATAGCTCCTATTGAGTTTACAGAAGATAATAATACATTAAAAAAGGTGTTATCGTTAGAGTCTATAGTTGAAGTCGTCCAATCATAAATACCTAAAACAGAAACGTCAGATGCTTTTTGTATTATAACTCTTGATCCTTCTAAAAACTCATATATTGAACTTATGTTTGTACCAAGAGTATCAAACTTACTAAACACTAAACTTGATATGTCAGAAAAGTTTTTTGAAACTACATTTTCGTTTAAAGATATTGTTCCTGTTGTTTTTTCTGCAGAAGTTCCTTTAAAAACAAACCTAGAAGTGTTTGATTGTATTCTTCCACTAGAATTTAAAAAATCAGATATTTTTTCAAAAGAATAATTTCTTGTTATTGATCCTGTTGAATCAGAACCGATTACTTTATCATCTTTTGTAATTATAGTGTCTAAAGGATATACGTTTATAGATGCCATATATAAATAATACTTATCTGCAAAGATAGGATTTTAATAGGTTTAATTATCTACCTTGACCTATGTACTTTTTCTTATATTTAACCTGACCTTTAGAAGCGTTTTTAGAATGACACCCTGGTCTTTTTGTTTTTTTTGGTCTAACGTACATTATTTTTTAAATAAGCTTGTAGCTTTTTCAGTTGTCCTTCCACCAAAATATGCTAAAACAACACTCATCATTACTTTTTCAAAAGTATCATTCCAAGTTTCTCCAATATGAAATGGTATTGACTCAACACTATCTAATATACCTGCAAAACTAAAAACAACTATACACCACACTAAAACTAAAGGACGTACATTCTTTGAAAGCCATGAATCGCTCATTTGGTCTGCCTTCCACCTTGAAGACACAGCTTCCATTTCTTTATTTTGTTGTTCAAATATAAGTTGTTGTAATTTTATTTTTTCTTCACCACTGACGTCTGATTTACCTATAGCGGCTATTGCATCAGCAGGCGAACTTACTCCACTTAAAACTTTTCCTAGTGTCGGGTTTATTATTGAAGCTGCTCCAAACAATAGTTTTCCTACAGTAGAGTCTTTAAATTTCTTTTTATCTGACATAATACGCAAATATACTTAAAAACTTATATGACTTTGTAAGCTGTCTTTCCATTGTCTTTGTATGCCTTCAAGCATCTTTTTCTGTTTGAATCGGCATCTACATAACTTACATGTACCCAGTCTGGATTCTCATCCGTCCCAAATTCCCATATGATTTGGTCGAAGTCTAAATTTTCTTTAATGTAATTATACATCTCAGCGTTCGTCATATAGCCATAGGTATCATCCAGGTCAATCGCTCTTCCCTGGCAATGCTGTGATCGGCTCGACCCCCCAATTGCTTGATTCAACTTTTCAACCCTCATAAACGAATTTATTTTTATTGGACCATTTGCAACCTTTCTTAATGGCTCGAATATTTTTTCTGCAATCAACTCCATATTTTGAAGCTGGTACTCGTTTGGAGTATTGTCAATACCTAAACGTAAAGCTGTTGTACTTCTTATTGCTTCTTTGTAACTAATGTGTTCACTTATATTTTTCATAATTTAAATTTACCTCCTATTGTTATTGAATATGTTAAAGGAAATTCATTTGTACTTTTTGCAACATTAAAACCTATATTAGCTCTAAAGTTTTTAGTTAAAGTAAAATCAAAGTTTGAACCTCCAACAAATAAAACATCTTTATTAAATACAAAACCACTATCTAAACTACTGTAACTAATTGGTGTTAATGCAGTAGCTAACATTGGTGATACTGTAAATCTTTTCAAAGATATGGGTTTTAATCCAAAAAAAACTAAGGACGGCATAATGTTAAACTCTCCTTTACTATAGAGTATATTGTTTGAAATGGAAAATCCTCCAACAACACCCTTCCATTTATTTTCTTTCTGACCTATATAAACATTACTTATTCCTGTAGATAAATTATAAACACCGTACATGTACATCAAACCTACTGAAAGTGTTTGTACGTTAGCTATACTTCCTTTGTCATAAAAATGTCCAAACACATATTCTTTTCCGTCTTCTTTAATAATAACAGGGACTTTTTTATCATACCTATGAAAAACATGTCCTCTTGAACCACTCAAGCTTATCTGCTTTAGATTGTCCCATAACATCATATTAGCAGAATAATTAAACTCTCCATTCATAGATGTTTGAGCAAAACCAAAACTTACAACTTGATTAGCGGCACCATCTAAACCGGACATTCTCATGACATTGGCAGATATTATTATAGGATTTGTATTTTTCTTTTTTTCTTCTTTTTCTTCCTCTTCCTCATCTTCTTCTTCTGATTCTTCTTTTTCTTCTTCTTCTTCTTCTTCTTTTTCCTCTTCCTTTTCCTCTTCTTTTTCTTCTTCTTTTTGTTCTTCTTCTTCAGAGTCATCGTTACTTTCGTCAGAATCATCAGAGTCATCGTTACCCCCATCATCATCACTATCCCCTCCATTATCGTCACTATCTCCACCACCATCATCAGAGTCACCACCTCCATTATCATCGCTATCTCCCCCTCCACTATCTCCCCCAGAATCTCCTCCAGAGTCTGAACTACCACCTGAATTATCAGTTGAACCGCTAGAATCAGTATTTGTATTTGATGTAGATGTTTGAGTTGTTGTTTGTGTTGTTTGAGCTGTAGAACATGCTGATAAAGCATACCACCATGCGTATGTTTGCTCCATCCATGTTCTTAATGCTCCGCTATAAAAATCGTTTGCTGTAAAAGTTTTAGTTCTATTATAGAAAGATACAGTAGTGTATCCCTGCATTTGTATTGTAACTGTTTTAATTTCTCCTGTACATCTATCTGAAAATGATTGCACAAGAACCTGTGAATATGCGCTACAAGAAAAAAGCAGCATAAACAATAACCGATTCATTAATGATCAAATATTCTTTTTCTAATCATTCTTTTTACAACTTTAGCTACTGCTGTTTCTAAAGCTTTTTTTGTAGAAGTTCCGATAGAAGATTGATTAAACTTAACATCCTCTAGGTTTTCATTATTTAATAAAGTCAATTCTCTTGTAGTCGTTGCCTTACCTAAACCAGAGCCAGTCATGTATGTTCCTGTTTCTGAATCTACAAGCTTTACCTGAAGACCTAATCTTGTTACTAATTTATTTTTAATACCGTCTTTTAAGTTTATAGTTTCATCTTCTGATATACTAAAGTCATATACTTCTATATAACAAAAGTATTTAGCTAAAACTATCTTACCTATAGGATTTATAACATTGGCTGTAAAGCCCTTTTCACTGGCCTTAAACTGTTTTATCATTCTATCTTTTATCTCATCCTTTGTTTCTACAAACTCAAAACGAAACGTTTCATCCAAAAAAGCCACAGTAATGTTTGTCAAACCAAGTCCCACTCTATAATCTCCAAGTTCAGGATATTGATTTAATATTTCTTCAGTAACTCCAATGTTTAAAAGAGCTACAGATACAGGGTCACCATTATACTCTGGTACACTCCATATAGATTCTCTAGTTTCAAAGCTAGCAACATAGTCTTCTGTCGAAGTCTTGCCTATAACCTGACTAGAAACAAAGTCCGCAACCAATACAAATATCGCACATAATATATAATTTTTCATTTTAATAACTTAATTGGCTTTGTATAAGATAATGAATCTGATTTTATAGGTTCATCAAGCCAAGGACCTGTTGATGGTGGAGGCGGTTTACACACCCCACAACTGCATATAAAAACAAATAGCATTAATATCTTTTTCACCAATCTATTTCTCTTTCTTTCTTTTTAGGTTTTTGTATAACCGTTTTTGTAATAACTAAAGTGTCTTTAACAACTCCAGGTGGTATTGATATGGTTTGCTCCATTGATGGTGGAGGTGAATCATCTTCTGGGCTAAATATAGATTCCATGTTTGCTATAAATAGACCACCAGCTGCAGTTATAATTAACCCTATAGTTGCTATTATTTGATTTTTTATTTCTTTCATACTAACAACAATAATCAAATATTCCAAACTGAACATTATCAAATTGAGAAGGGTTTGTAATAATTTCAAATATCATCTTACTAATACCTGAAAAAGCTATAACTAACAAACCATAAGCAACAATTTTAAGGATGTAATCTAAAACTAAATAATCGCTCATTTGTTCATTCCAAATTTGTAATAAAACTGTTTTCATAATTTATAATTTATTTCATTGAAAAGTTTTGTCTTCCTACAAAGATATTATTTTTTGTATATAATTCCACAGTGTAAGAACTAACGGGTAGTGACTTCACATATATGTTTAATATATTGTCTCCTTCTTTTCCAGTTATTATTTCTTGACTTATTATTGTATTTGTAAAATCTAATATTTTAATCCTATACTTACCATCTCGTGGTAGCTTAGTGTTAATTCTAACTTTATCTTCAACAATATAACTTTCAAGTTTTAAACCTACAGCCTGTGGCATAAATAAAGTTTCAGGAACTTCTTGTGTAGGTCTTTCTATATAAATCGTATCCGAACAACTTATAAAGAAAAATAGTATTAATAGTTTTTTCATTATTTTATTTTTAAAATTATCTTTTTTCCTGTATCAGTTACAGCGTCGGTTGTTTTAAAATAAACAAGTCCAGCTGTATTTGTAATTGTTTGTTTTGGATTAAATACAATCTTATATGGCTCACCCACCTTTATATTTTCTTTGTTTTCTACACTAATACTTCCAAAGTATATTTTGTTTTCTCTTTCTGAAGCAAAGTTTGTAAGTAAATTTCCTGTATTAAATTTAACTTCTTCAAACTCTAGTATTGATTTATCATACTCAATAATAAACTGCATACCTGCAATGTCTTCTTTTTCAATGTTCACAATCATTTCAACCTTACCATTAACTAAGCTTGTTGAAATATCTAAATCTAAATCTTCTGCATAACCTGCTACAGTTTGAGCTTTAGGAGTTTCAGTAACAATAGGCTCAAATGAATGAGAAAAATCTACATCACCAATAAGACCGTGTCCAAAATCAAAAACCTTTGTATCATCAGTAGGAGTAAAATGCTTCTTTTGTCCAAAGTAATAATCATTTGTAGAATATCCATACTGATTCTTTTCTCCCCAAACATTCTTAGATCCGTTTTCAGAGCTTGTAAACCATTCACTAATGTTCTCGTTCATTATATGGCTTAAAAGCACGTAAGAATCATCAAAATCAACATTACCACTATTGTTTACTTCTCCTAAAAGAAACTGTATAGAGTGTGTAAAAGTGTTTGTAGTTCCGCCAGGAGAACTTCCAGCTCCTATAGCTTCTTTAAATACAAGAAAAACATCTGTAACAGTTGCTACATCATCAAGCCAATCAGAAGCTAGTTCATCATCTACTTTTATGTCTATAGTGTATTCAATATCATTTTCTAATCCACTTACAATAGCCTGTGAGTTTGCATCAAAATATCCGTCAGCAACACTTGAGCCATTCTGTAATATATCGTACTTATAGTGTGTTGGTTTATCGTTGCTTGTTTTTAGATTGATAGTTACAGATCCAGCGTCCCCTCCTTCAACATCTGAAAGAGTTATCTTTTGTTGCATTGCATCTACATCATACAAGGTAGAAGTAGAGTTGTCTTCTGCTCTCATCCAGTTAAGATGTGTAACATTATTGTAGTTTGTATAATCAGTATTTATTTTGTCTTTAATCTTAAAATCTATTTCAATTAAAGTGTTACTATATGTAATACCAACACCATCTTGAATTGTTATTCTTTCTACAGACCAATCACTGTTACTAGGATATGAGTCAGCAGTCCCAACCCAAGCGTTAGAATATTGAGCACTTAAATCATTTTCGTCATAATCATCAGAGAAGTTAAATTTATAGCCGTCCCAATGATTCAAAGACACTTGTGCATTTGTATTTGTTTCGTTGTCAGTAACCTTCCATCTGTGTTCTATTTTTTGTAAAAGCTTATTGTTGTACTCATAATCAAACACATATAAATTAGGGTTTACATTTTCAGTTACCTGTATTGTATTAAACTTTATTGTAATAGTGTCTCCTACTTGAAAGTCAGGACTGTTTGTATAACTATGGTCAAGCTTCAAATCTTGAGACAAACAAATAAATGGAAGTAATAAAAATAATAGTTTTCTCATAGTTTTAATTTTTTTATAATCTTTTCACACATTTTTTTTAAAGCCGTGCTAACACTTGACTGTTTGAAACCACCCTCTTCATTTAGTATAACAAAAGAAGATTTAATATCCTTGCCAACTCCTTTAACTTTTACAGACTTGTTTTTATATCTAGCTATTGCAATAATCTCTACTATATTTTCTTTTTTTGTGTAGATTGCAGCTGTAGTCTGTGTTCTTTTATTTCCAAAGTATATAATCTCAACAAACAAACTATCCTTGCTGTTTGGGTTAATATCATAACCCTTATCCTGTACAACTTCCTCTAGTATATTTTTTACACCAAAGGTTATAGATCTATTACCAACAAGTGGACCATACTGAATACTATTCTGTACATCACTAATGCTTATGTCTTGACTGAATACTATGCTTGAGAATACAAGACTACTTATTACGTTTATGAGTTTCATACCATTTTGTTATTGTATACCCAATAGACACGAGTAATAATATTATCTTTAAAATGGTTTCTGTTTGAGTAAAAGAAACTGTAAATGAAAAAGTGTTTAGGGCGTATATTTTTATTTGTTGAATGTCCATAATTTTATCTTTTACTGCCTCCTCCTCTTGCTCTATTTGCTTTTTGAGATTCCAAAACCAGTTTACCTTTTTTATGAGAACAATCTAGCTTATCCCCTTTTTTAGATTTTTTATTTTTACTATTAAATAAATTACATTCAACTCTTTTTCTTACGGCTTCTTTTTTCTTTTGTGCTTTTGCACTAGATTTTCTATGCTTTATTCTAGCCTTAGGATTATCTCTATAATATCTAGCAGTTCTACTAAGCATAATTATTTGTTATAAGGAAACATTCTATTTAAATTATCACGTCTCTCTCCACAACCACATGGTTTACCTGTTTTTTTTGCAACGAAATCTACTGCTTGCTTAATTCCAGTAGCTTTTGTGATTCTTTCAATAGTATCTCCTAAACCTTTGTCCATAAGAATTTTATTTATGACAAAAATAGTGTTTTTTTCAATGAATTCTAGTACTTGCCTTTTTTAGATTTAGGTGATGATTTTTTTGAACCACCTTTTCCTGCCCAAAGATTTTTACAAGCCCAATACCTGGCAGTCAGCTTGTTTGTTGCGCTAGAACATTTATGTCTAGCTTTAAAAGATTTTCTAGCAGCAGCAGAATAATTATGACCATAACCCTTTGCACCAAAGTGAATTAGCTTTTCTTTTCCACCTGAACAGGCTTTTACCATTTTCTTTTTTCCTGCTCTATCTGAAGGTCTTGGCTTGTTGCAAGCCATTTTGCTTTTATCTGCCATGTGTTATGAGTATATTCTTATTTCAAAAGAACCGTTAACTAATTTAGCATCAGCACCTGTACTTAAAGTAACAGTAGTGTCACTAGTTCTATTCCATCTAAAATCCATATCAGCTATATTTCCTTGATTTCCAAACACTATTGTTTTATTTACAGTGAATAAGGCTGACGATGCTGTTATTGTGTAATTACCTGCACTTTGTCTTGTCCAGGTAAATGTTTTGCCTGTTGTATTTTTTAATATTGTAGCGACTGGCGCTGCCGTACCTGATTGATTGAGTAGTACTGTATACACTGGATAACCACCTAAACCATCAGATATATGTGTAGTCAGTGCTGAAATAGTATAGTTTTTTGTTTTCCCAGAGTCTGCTCCTGAAGTTCCGTCAGTACCAATTAACTTGTCTGCTGGATCTATTGTGCTATCGTTACTGTATGTTCCAATGTTCGCCATGATTATCTTTTTGTATATTTCTTAGTCACTTTACCTCTTTTTGTGTTGGCTACAACAGTTTTACCTTTTGCTCCAGCTCGTTTCTTTTTTTTAGCGGTTTTTGCTCTTTCAGCCTTAGTCATGCTTTTAGCTTTTGCTAAAGGCAAACATCTATCTGGGTTTTTTTTATTTTTACTTGTACCACACGCTCCTTTAATAGAACCGTCGGTACCTATTCTAACCCACTTTTCTTCTCTCCACTTTTTAAGCTCTCCCACGTCTACTTCTTTTTAGACTTAGATGCTTTTTTCTTTTTTTTCATGACCTTTTTCTTTTTAGGTCCGTATGTTGCGCTTCCGTATGGCATAAT